GCAGTCGATGTAAGGAGCGACAATATTCCGGCAAGTATAGATGCAGATAGTACAATCTCCCAATCTACCTCCGAAATGATAGCGGAACTGCCGATAGTTGCGACAGCGGTTTGCGCTACGGTTTTGAGTGCGCGGATTCCTGCCGCCTTTATCCATTCCTTAATGTTTTTCATTAGTATGCCTCCTCTCAGATTTTGTTCATATCCGAAGCATTTACGCGACCGGTATATACCTTCTTGACAGGATAAGTGCTTACGAGCAGGATTTTACCGTTGCTCTCCACGGCACGAACATATAAGGTTGCAGTAGACACCCATGATGCCATTTTTGTACCGTCTGAATATTTCGTTACACCAGATTTGCACCGAACTTTATCGCCAACCGCAAATGTAACACTCGAAGCGGAAGTTGTTAAAACCTTTGCTTCGGTTTCAGTCGATGCTTCCGCATTCGCGACGTTGCCGTTCAGTGCATCAAGATATTTCGTAACGACGCTTTTGAATGTTTTCCAATTAGTCAAAGCGGTCGCATGATTAGTTGACTTAAAAATGTATGTCGGACACCACTTTTTACCGCTTACAAAATTAGTGCATTGTTCATCAACATCATCGAAAGAATTTCCTGACGATTTGTTCACCCAATATGTGTGCGTTACAAGACGCTCAATAGATAGTCCGTGTTTCCATAACATCCATGCAGCAATACGTGCACCGTTGTCATACGCTTTGGCATCATGCTCAGATGTATCATTCATGATTATTTCTATGCTGATACTTGTCATGTTGCCGCCATCGGCAACCGAACCATCTCCGGCATGCCATGACACCTCTGCACTTTCTTCAGGGTCGTTTGAGCAAAGTCCGGTCCCCGCTTTCAAGTTCTGCCAAGCGCCGGTATCATCAACATAGAAATGAACGCGGGCAGATCCCATATTCTCGTTGTAGGTTGCACGTGTGTACTGTTCTCCGTCATCATCTACATTTGTAAGGTCATCAGTGTTGTGGATTGTCACCCATTTAGGCTTTCCAGTGCCGCCGGACAGCTTCTGATTTTTCTTGTAAAGGCTGCCAGCTCCATCAAAGCCCGCCTTTTTTGCTTTAGCATCGTCTTTCCAAAGTGTACCGTCCGGGATAATTTTCTCGCTGACGGTAACTCCGTTCATTTTATATGTATTGTTAGGTGTAAGCATAATTCGTCCTCTCTTTTCTACTTTTTATTTACCGAGAGTCGCTCGGTAGGTAACTGTAAAAACTTCGTGTGAATATCATTCATCACACCGTTTGCACCGAGAGAGTGATACTGACTCCAACAGTTTTCAAAATTTTCACGGGCATAGATCGGAGCATAACCCCGTTCCGACCATTTGTTATAATCGGAAATCATTTGCGCCCTCAACAGAGCTTGTATGCCGCCTTTGAGGGCTTTATTTTCGGCTCGGTTATTCTTAATCTCAACATATAAGTATCGGAATACTCCGACAATCAGTGCAGGCAAGCCGAGCAAACTAAGCCATTGATACAAGGTCATATCACTTCTTCCCATCCGTAGACACCCGGCTCCCAAACATTGGCGTCTACAGTCGAGACCCAATTCTTATTGTTGTGCGAGACCTCATCTCCTATATTGTAGGCATCGTGCGCCCCGACCGGCTGCGACCAGTCCGGAAACTCGACTGTAGGGTCTCCGATTTCGACCCATAGTGCTGGTGTTTTGTCAGGAGTCCAATCGCTCTGCGAAGTATGCGACTGCACACAACGGTACAGAACATCCTCATATCGTCTTATTGCTCCGATGTTGTATGAAATGCCTTCAACCCATGGAGAGAACAGTTCACTATGCTCTGTCGCGGTTACCTCATCGATTGTTCCCGTTTCGGCGAGAGTGACGAAAGCTATAGATGAAGCAGACTCAAGGTTTTCCTGTTTAGCTTGCAGAGCTTCGTTTCTTTTGCGCTCTTTCAATATTTGCTGTGTAGCTGAAATAAACTTGAACATTTTACCTCCATAATTCATTACAAAATTCGGTCATCTTTTGTTGCTAACGTGACATTTTTCTATACAATGCAACAAGCTGGAGCAATATAACACAGAGTGCATGCACCATATAAACCTAATTGGTCTACCTTGCCTCTGCTAGTAACACTAGTTGCATTGTAAGCAGTTGCTATCGCAGGTGAACGAAGTGCCCAATCCTTTGCTACATTGTTCTCATATTTGATACGGTTGGTGTCAATACCGTTTCCTGCGATACTCAAATCAGAGTTTTCATAGTAATATTGATAGACTGTCCCATCGTCGGTATTCATGTTGCCATACACCTCAGGGCAAGACAGCAGGAAGAATTTATCAGATGTAGTCACACTGCCTCCACCATCTGAAACCGTGTTTAAGGTTGTGACCTTGTCTACTTTTCCGATCACTGCAAGGAAATCTTCGTCCATTTCATAGAGAAATCCATTGACGTTCAAAACATCCCAGTTCTCTCTTCGATCAAACTTTGTCTGAGGTGTCCACACCATATTTTTTTGACTAGCATTACTGTTGAGATACTGCCTAATATTTGATTCAGCATAATTATTGCTGCCGAGCAAAGCTCGCTCCAAGGAGTTTGTGTTGCCATTTACAGCGTTACTTACATTTCCAAGAGAGGTACCATCAGAACCCTCAGTTAAGCTTACCGTTTCAATCGGCGTCGTTTCCGCGCCGTTTGTATAGGTCTTAATGGAAGTAGCTGACATACCTAAGGAAAAGTACGTAGAGTAAAGAACAATGTGTCCTCCAGCAGGAACATCCTGTGTCAGAGTAAACTGATATGTTTTTCCGACATCTGATGGTATCCAAGTAGTCTGTGTAACTGTGAAGTTATATGTTCCTGCCGGAATGCTATTCTCAGCATAAAACAAGGCTTCAGGAGCATCGAATGATGAGAAAGAAATGCAGTCGTGCAATTGTAATGTCAAACTGTGCTTGAGATTCTTGTTTGACGGAGTGTCGTGATCTATACCGATAATGTCCCAAATTAAAGTTGTTGACCCTTTTTGACAAGCAATTTGATCACCGATTACGAAAATTTTGCTTGCTAATCCTAACCGTACAATGCTCTGTATATCGCTTGGCGATGTGATACTTACCCCACCACTGTTATTTACCAAAGCGGCAAGCAGGGTGTTTTGGGTATCAAGTTTCTCAGCAAAGGTTTCTTCTGAGAGCAGATTAAATACATTTGCCATTGCTTTTATCCTCCTTAAAGTTCTGTATATTCTATAGTGGGTTTGCCACCTATGAGTCTAAATTTTGCAAGATAGCTGAGACCGTTGTCTGTGTCCTTAACTAATATGCCGTCAATCTCGTCACTTACTGCCTGTGCCGCTGCTTCCGCTCTTTCGGCAGCGTTAATAGCGTCCTGCGTGGCTTTATCAGCATTGCCTTTAACTGTATTCACGTCAGATGCGGCATCGTTAGCCGCTTTGGCGGCGGATGTTGCACTACTCGCAGCAGTATCGGCATCCTCTTTTGCTTGCTTTGCAGCGGTTGTCGCATCATTCGCTGACTCAGCTGCAAGATTAGCCGCTTCGGTCGCTGCCCTCGCTTCTGCGGTCGCCGTTTCGCAGTTGAGCTTCGCATCAGTGCTGTCGGAAATCAGACGAATAAGAATATCGTAGTTCTCATTCTCGGTAATATTCGTGTCTGAAAATTCTGCTGCTTCAACATCGATTGAAAACGAAGTCGAGGTCAGCTTCTGTTCGTCGGTATCAATAACTGAGATACTGCACCTTACCACATCGTCAAGAGCAAGCATCCAACTTGTAAGAGGAACAGTTACAGTGCCATCCGAGTTCACCGTGCCCATAAATCCGGCAGATGAATCATCCGCTCTTTCGGCATTGATGATAACCGAAGCGGCAGACGGAACTGTAATCTTCTCACCTTCATTGCAGAGCGTGACTTTTAAGAAACGGGAATTATTATCGTTCTGTTTTGCGACAATTGCTTGAAAAAGATTTTTTTTCGCAACATCAACGGTAATTTCCTTAACAATCTGAGCCATACACAATTTTCTCCTTTATGATTTAGTTATTATGCCCAAGCGTACCAAGTGGTCGAATATTTACTCCGATTGTACACTTTTCCGTTTACTGTAGTGTAGCGTTGCATTATAAAATAGCTTTCCGCTTGCAATACTTCGAGAACTCCTACCGAAGTTGTAGGATAGTGCAAATCCGAGCTATCAGCAACCGAAGCAAAATAAATACCCGGCGTAAGAACATCGTTCAAATCAGTATCGCTTTCCAATTTCTTCATAAATCCCTGCACATTACAGCCGTTCATCATGATGCTTCCGTTGACATCGAGAGCAGCTTGTGGGTCGTTGGTATTGATACCAACCTTCTCCGAGCGGAACGCCACGAGCGGCGTACCATTGTCGATATACAAGGTTGTCGTATAGGTATCGAGCTTGTCGCTAACCTCGATTTGAATGTGATACGGACTATCCGTAGGAAGCTCCATGAAAGCATCGTCTTCGAACGAAAACTCGGAGCTGTCACTTTTTACATTGCTTATCGCGGTATATGAACTGTAAGAGGTTTCGGTTGATTTCTTATACCGGTACCTTGCTCCTACAAAGAAATTTTTTGCAACATTGTTCACCAATACAGGAGAAATCGACCCGGCGAAGGATAACTGTATTGTTTCGTCAACCGTGTTTACTCTGCGAATATTCCAAGAGTTGATAACAATACGGTCATAGGCAATAACGGTTATTTTCTTGCTGACACTGGTCGTGTACCCTCTGCTATCGATAGCGGTAACGGTCAATGTCAATTTTCCAGAATCAGTGATTGTTCCGAACGGAATCGTTGTAGAGGTGGACTCCACGTTTTTTTCACCTATCGATGCTCTATACTTGACAATGCTTGCACCATTTTGAGCGACAGCAGCCGTACATGTTACCTGAAGCGAGGAATAAGACTGAATACAAAGTTGGTTGTTTCCCGTTAATTCTACGGTCGCACTGTTGCTGTCTAAAAAAGTGAACTCCGTAAATATTGGCTCAGACGTAGACGTAGAACTAGAAGTAGAACTCGTAGTCTTGATCGTTCCTGTTGTACTCGAAGTCGTGCCGATCTGCGTACTATCACTGTAAGTAGTCAAAACATAGGTAACACTAAGGCTTTGTACTGTAGACATCGCGTTAAGTATAGCAGTTCGCTGTGCCGTCGTAAGAGCTATAGTCTTGTTGGTTGTACCTGTATTCCCAATTAAACCTGTGATTGTAACTATGATGGTACTTCCGCTCTTGATAGCCAACGAGTGAGTATAGCTTGTACTGTATACCGTCCAATTAAAACCGAGTGAGGGTGAAGTAACATCAATCGTCAAATCATTTACAGAGTTTAAAACGCTTGCGCCGGGAGTTTTAATGCTTGTGGCAGCAGACTCTCCGTAAAGACCGTTGGACAGCTTTCTCGCACGAACTTTGAGTTGATAGGTCGTATTCGGAGAAAGACCGGTGATGGTCTTTTCTGCGCTAGTTCCTTCACCCGCAGAGAACTGAGTCCAAGTTGAGCCGTTGTTTATACTGTACTCCCATAGATCAGCAGTCACAGAGGATTTTGCGTTGATATAAACGGACTTTGCAGTAATATTGCTTACCGTAAAGGAAACTGTAGGTGCGGTTATATCAGCGCTCACTTCAGAAGATGTTCCTGACACTCCATTATCAGAACGAGTCGCTCTGACCTTAATAGCAGTGTAATTCTTACTGGAAATTCCAACGAATGTAGTGCTTGCACTCGTGCCTGATTTAGTCGAGTAGGAATTCCAAGAAGAACCGCCGTCAAGACTGTACTCCCATTTATTGCAAGTCTTATTTGCCGTACCTTTAATGCTAAAACTTGTAGTCGATATTACAGTGGCTTCGGCAGAAACTGTTGGCGCGGTACGGTCGATTTGATCGAGATCAACTGTGGTAGAAGCGGTAATTGTACCAACATATGTACCCGAATATGTTCCGTCGAAGCTCCAACTTGCGCTTAAAGTCACGCTTGTTTTAGTTCCATTTGAGTTGTGCGGCACACGAACCGTCATTGTATTTAACAAAACATCGTGATAACTCGCAGATGACGTATCATTAATAGCAGAGGTCGAAAAAGTTTCCGACGAACCGTTGATATTGGCAACGCCGTTACTTCTTGCATCTACACTGATTGTCTCATAATGCAAATAAATATTAAGAGTAACATCGGTATAGTTTCCAGTTTGATTCTGCGTACCCGACCAAGTACAATAAAGTCCGAATTGCTGAACAGGATATTTATAAAAACTACCGCTAAGTGCCATTAAACTTTACCTCCTTAATCGAGAAACACTAAATTTGCTCCAACGTCTCCGTATGGTATAAGCCGTACTCTTCCACATTGGGCATAATTTGTAAATATTGCTTTCGGAATAGTCATTTCGTCCGCTTCTATGTTCGTAACAAGCATGTCCCGATAGTAGATGCGAAAGGCTTTCGGCGTGATCTCTATATTGTAGTCCTCGCCGACCTTGCTTACCTCAATACCCTCCGCCGAAAGCATACGGAACAGGGCATCTCCAGCAGTTGTTGCGCCATATGACCATATTGGATTTCCGTCATTCCACCCGTCTGAAGTCCACGCTATCCCTCCCGAGGTCATTGTGAATATTACCTTGCTCTCTTCCAGTTCTGAAAAATCGTGAAGGTAATAGATTGTAGAACCGTCTTTCTGTTCGACTGGTGTTACATACAAGCCCAACGCATTGCTGATAAGTTCATTAAAAGCAAGAATGGTCTGCACTCGGTCATTGAGGGTATTGTTCTGTTCTTTTTTGATACTGTTAATAATCGCAGACTCTCTTTTGGTAAGTGGGTTTGCCGAAGCATAACCACTATTTGTTGCCGTTTCTCCCTTACCTTCCAGGGTGGTGCTCGTATTAAGAGTAAAGGTGTAGTCTGTGATAATTGTGGTATGATCTATCCCGTTTTTATCAACAAAGGTGATAATATCAAGAGGATAAAGATGCGGCATAGGCTTCACTGTAGCAGAAAACGGAGTGTAAGAAAAGCCGCCAAGTAACGAATACAGAGCTTGCGCCACCTCACGGTAATCGTGTTGAATTAACTCGTTGGACTCAATATTAAAGGTATAACTGTCGTCTCCTTCGAGAAAAATTTCATCATCCGTAACAACTTGAACACCCGTAATAACAACGGCGTTTTCATCTATATCGGAGTCAAATCGATTATGTACGGTAAGCTTTGTATCGGTCTGCTCATACCATTTCAAAATTAAATGCCCATTCCAATCAATGAAACCGCAAGTTCCTGTCAACTCGGCTGCCCACGAAATCAACTGCCTATATGTCAAATCATCGCTTGCAGGAGCTTCCTGTATCACATAGGAATAATTCGGGAGTGTATACATGTCCGTTCCCAAAGTCACATTGCATATATCACAAACGCGGTTGACTAGGTCATTGACCGTCATAGGAAAAGACAGCAGACTCATATTTGCGGTTTTATCAAACAAAACCATACGGTCGAGAGCAGTAAGCGTTATTGTTTCAAGCTTGCGAGGAGCTTCGTCAACCGTGAAATAGCCGAAAGGCACATAGTGATATTCAGCTTTTTCCCAACGCTGAGCATCCCACTTTTTAGTACCGACTCGAACATACATCTCAGCCCCCTCAAATAGTACGCTATTAAAACGACCGTCTGAGTTGTTGAGTTTCAGTTCGATTTCGGAAGCTACGACAGAGCCGATTTCTATTTTGCTTCCGGAAACGCTATATCGATTTACCGAAAGACCTCCGAGAATTATGTCTTCCTCGGTGAGATGTAATTCGTCGCTCGTTCCGTGAAAACTTATATCAACGACCTGTCGGTAAGGCGTTGTAAACAGATCGAGTGCTTCTTGTGAAATAGGATATGCCATATCAAGCACCCGACCTTTCGATTATGTTAAACGAAACATTAGACCAAAGTCCCATCGTGGCGTTATACATAGGAGCGGAACGGTTTCCAACATAAAACTCAGAGGTCACATATTTTCCTTGCATTGCATCCAAGTAACACACGGTTATGTATTCGGGGTTAAAGGCTTGCAGAATTTCCGAGACATCGGCAGTCGAGATATTCTGCCATGACAGTTCAATCCCCACGATCTGACCGACACGTTTTTTGTGCATAACGGTATCTTCCGTTCGCCCTGCGTCAGATGCAGAAACATCTTCCAACTTCCAAAGGTAGGAGGACGGACACTTGACAGACTTACCGTCCACTGAACGGATGGGATTGGTTTCTACATATTGAGCCATTCGAATGTCACTCCTTTACACACCAACCGGAATTACGGTTTTACCGTCTCTTCTGTTTTTGCGCTCCAACCCGCTTATCAGACTACCCGTTCCGACATACGCCGTAACATTGGTGTCCTTGTCGAGCAGTTTACGCAAAATACTGATTTCCTCTCGTAAGAGAGCGTTCTGTTCGGCATTGGCATTCATAACGCCCTGCTCAACACTCTCTCGCATTTCATCTGTGTTCATAACACCTGTCCGGCTTCCGATATTCGCAACAACTTCCGCACCGGCTTCACCGGCAACGAATACTGTTCCGGCATTTACCATACCGCCGTCTGCTAGGCGTGGAATCGAAACTTCAGAGATATTCTCAATGTTGAAACCTAATGTTTTACCACCGATAACCGGCACCCAATCAGGGAGATCGAAACTTAGGCTGTTGAGCGCGTCTATCATCAAGTTTAGTCCACCTATGACACCGTTCACCATCCACTCGATGCCGTCCAAAATCCAATCGGTAAGGTCATTGACAATGCCCTTGGTTGTTCCCCCTATAGCATTCCAAGCGCCAACGACTATATCCACGATGCCATTCCAAACCCTTTTCAAATCGCCCGTCATGCCGCCGGCTATAAAGTCGATAAGCCCTGATAAAATGTCAATGATAGATCCGACCACATTACCGATAATGTTCTCGGAGATACCAAACACCTTGCCAACGACACGCTTGAACGAATTTAAAATCGGCTCGACTTCAACCCACCAGGCAGAAAAAATGTCACCTATGCCAGAGACGATATTTTTTATTTTTTCACCTTTCTCTTGAAAAGTGGCAGCAAGTTTTTCAAAAAGGGACTTAACCCCGTCAATGACTGCAATCACGGTACCCTTGACCCATTCAACAATAGGTTGCAGGGCATCCCATAACTGTTTAAACCCGGCAAGGAAAGGCTGCAAGAACGCTTGTAACGTCTGCAATGCCGCCGTTATTGCATCGATAGATGCAGGAGCGGTATTCTCGATAGTCCATGAAGCAATCGGTAAAAGTACCGTCTGATAAAGCTCAAGGAGCGTATTTCCAATCAAATCAACCAAAGGCTCTAATGCCGCTGTACAACCCTCAAATGCTGTCATAAGTGGGGCAAAGTCGAGAGATGCAACACAATTAGCCGTTACCTCAATAAACTCTTCAGCAATGCCAAGAAGATCATTGAAGATATTCCAAATATTTTGTAATGTATTCGTACCGGAATCGTTGGTTTCCCACACCTCTGTGAGCGAGGAGCTAAGGTTTCCGACACATTCAAGGATATTCTGGAAAATACGAAAAATCGTATCAACGGTCTGCTCACCTGTTCCGTCCTGCCAAATTGTTTTGAAACTGTCTCCAACTGCCGAGCAAAATTCATTAATGCCCTCGAAAGCGGTTTTAATTGCATCAAAAGTTTTCTGCCCCTCGTTCTCCCACGCATCAGCAAAAGGTTTGAAGAAGTTTGTGAAGGAATTTGCGTCATCACTGAGTTCCTGCTCCTCGAACATAGAAGAACTGTCAGAAGAATTGTTATCCGTTAACGAATTGATTTCATCAATTCCGAGAATAGAGTTTTTTAGTTTGTTATTAGCATCAGTAGCTGTATTGGCAGCTTCTGCGTATGTCGTGGGGTACTTAACTGCTTTTGTCCAGGTGCTCGCCCCGGACAATTTTGTAAACACTTGATTTAGGATGTTCAGTAAGGAGATACATTTATCAATCACATACTCTATTGCAGGAGCACACATATTTATAAGAGGAGTGGCTGCTGCACCGATACTATTTTTTAAGTACAGAAAGCTCGTAGAAATACTGTCAAGTGAAGAAGCAAGTGTACCTCCCATAGCTTTACTGTACAGATAAACATTCGTCGTACCCTCCTTAAAGCCCGTAGTGATAGCAGAAATAATACTGTTAATCGCCCTGTACAACGCTCTCTTTTGAAACATTGTAAATAAATTACGAGCACCATCCGTTGCCTTTTTGAAAAGGTTTTGAGAGGTATTAGCGACCTTTTTGAAAGTACTTCCGACACCTGTTGCCGCCTTTCCAAGACTTTGAAGAATCGTTTTGAACGTGCTACCTTTTATAGATGCTTTTCCTATCTCGTTTTGCAATGATTTGATTCTTGAAACCAAATCAGCAACAGCGGTGCTATCAGTATTACCTGCCGCTAACAAAGCAGTGAGTTTACCCTTTGCTTCATCAAGTTTCATCTTCAAAAGATCGGTTTCAGATTTCGCATTGACAAAAGTATCCACATTGATATGTAAACTATCAGCCTGTTCTTTTGCTTCCACGAGCGATTCTTTTATGTGGACCACGCCCGAAAGGGCGTCGTTTATATTGGCAGTATCAAAAGCAGCAGGAGTAGTGGGTATAGAAGCAGTAGAATCGGACGTATTATCGAAATGTGGAACCTTGACATTCTTAACTCTACCGAGGGCTTGTAGCCCGTTTGTCAACTCTGTGAGTTTTGAAAAATCAACATCTTTCAGCCGGTCAACTGCCGCACCGAGGTCAACAATTCTATCCGCGGTTTTACCCGTATTAATATTACCTACCTCATTCAGCCCTTTGAGTCCTTCGGCAAGGGTTTGCAATTTGGATGCGCTACCGGAGTTGATGTTGTTGACAGCCTCGGCTATTTTATTCAAATTTTTCTGAATGGCGTTCAGACCCTTATTACTACCGCTTGTGGCATTCTTGATTTTCTCTAAGGTCGAGATCAGTTTCTCAATACTGTCTGTCACCTTGTCAGAGTTGCCATCAATCTCTATCCGTAAACTATCAACAACATTATCATCCATTCTGCTTCGCCTCCTTTTCGGCTCTCGTTGCCATTTGGATGTTTGACTTGTCAGCCCACGCCGCCATTTTTGCTTTCATCTTATCGAAATGCAACCGTTCTTCACGCTTTTTCCGTTCTTTTGCCTCCTTACTTGTTAAAGCGTAAGGCTCGGCGGGATAAGGAGTTGGCTTAGTACCTTTCTTTGTAAATGCGTGAAGTACGGGAGAAACATCACACAGAGCATCGTAGAAGTAAAGTCCTTGTAGCCATAAATCTTGATTGCGTTCTTTGCGTTTTAACTTGTGAGCTTTTCTATAATACTTAACCAAGCAACAATCATCATTCCAATACTGATCGAAGGTCATTCCTATAGATAAGTAGAACGGTAAGTGTTCGTAGAATTGCTCTGTAAAGAAAACGGTGGCAGAGCCACCATTTGACCCACTCCCTGAATGAGGAGGCGAGTTACTTACCAACTCGCTCCCCAAGTCAAGTTTCCCTCGGACTCCTCAGGCTCGTCCATCAGAGATTCAAGTGGCTCACTATACATTTCAGCGAGTTTCTGAATAAACTCCTGCTTGTTCGTAAGTTTTGTGAAGATCGAGTCAATGACCTCCTTCTTGACAAATCTGTGATGAGCCAAGAACGCACCCGCAAACAGTGTGGGGAGCGTAGACATAGGCTTGTCAGCAATGTCGCCTACAATGAAGCCCTGTCGCTCCATAGTCTCAATTGATTTTCTCGTGAACTCCAAAGTGTACTCAGTACCATCAAAGTCGATCTTGATTGTCTTTGCCATAATAATGCCCTCCTATTTTCATTATTCTTCTTCCTGTAAGGTAATCTCCGTAGACGGAATAATGGTGACAGTCATGCCAACAACCTCATTGACACCGCCGCCATTTACATAAACGGAGAGAACGCCATTGAACTTGAACTTACCGTCACTACCCGTCGGAGTAACAGTATCACCATCCTCTGTGCCACCAAACCATACAGCGTACTCTTTATCTTGTCTTTCAAGAGCTTTTAGCTTCTTGTAATCAGCCAACATATAGTTCGCTGTGAACGTGAGAGCCTCGCTGTTTTGATTACCCGGAATAAAGGTCGATATACGGGTAGACAGCGTGGTCGTTTCGAGCATTTCATAATCCCCTCCGAGTTCGGAGTAATCCTTAATGTCAACGAGTTTTTCCCAAGTCGAAGTATTTTTCTGCATTAAAAAAACCTTGTAAGTAGAAATCGCCATTTACATTACCTCCTGTAAATTGTATTGTTCTTAGACACAACCGCCGAATACCTCGCAAAAATGCGGTATTTAGTGGCGTTATCAAAAGAAATAGGGTTTTTGGTATTACGGGTAAACCCTAAACCTATCATAACCTCATCCACGACTGCGATAATTGCCTTGCACTCAGCCTTTTTACCGCTTGCTTTATTGGAGTAAGCGTTGACCTCGTACATTACAGTAGCGTGCTTTTCATTGCTTCCACTGTCCCGTGAGGGCTGGTATGAGTAGTTATCTGCTTCCTCGATACACACAAATGGGAATTTTGATGGACTGTATGTAGTCACGCTTTCGACTGTTATCTTTGGAAATTGCTCACGAAGTGCGATTACAACTTTCGTGAAAATCTCGTTTTCAAGATCAATCACTACCGTAAACCTCCCTTGCAACACTCAAAATTCTGCTACGCATCTCTTTTACCGAGTCGTACATTGCTCGAGCCGGAGGATTACCGTTGGTGAGAACTACTGTTCCCTTATCAGTTTCCTTTAAGACGTGCCCATTTGTTCCGGGAATGCCGTAGTACCCCCAACTGTCACGAGAACCTTTACCTTGACCATATTTTCCTCGCATCATACCAAGAGCCTCAGCTTTCGGATGCTGCTCGGCGTAATGAACGCCGGTACCAAACTCAATGAAAGTAACTGCATTACCGGTCGCAGCAATAAAGAGTTTGTTATCATTGACCCATTCAGGAGACTTGTTCACGATAACATCATTTTCTCCGTCATACTGTGCCGTTTGAAACCTCACAGCAGCCAAATCTATCCCGATATTAGCAAGTTCTTCTAATAAGCGATGCTGCTTATTTTCAAGAGTTTTTAAATACGCTTTTAATTGACTTATGAGATTGTCTACCCCAGACACTTCGATCCGCATTTTATGACACCTCAACTTTGCTTATTGCGATAGAAATGCTATTCAAAGAACGAGCGATCTTCTTTACAACATAATCAAACAAAAGATTTCCGTATGCATCTTCATTAGGAGAAACATCGACAAATAGAACCGAGTTCTCATCTATTGGACAAGTAAGATCGTCGGTGATAATTACCTTGTCATACTTGATGTCGTTGCCGAACTGCTCTATGCTTGAGATGCCCGTTGCCGGAGATATATTAGCTCTCATTTCAACGGGAGCTTCATAAACAGTTCGAAACTCACCACTTTCATTGCCGTCTTCGTCCGTATAATGAACTTTTTCTTTGTAAAGTGCGTAGTGGAATGTTTTCTTATTTCGTTCCATACACTTCATATGCTCACCTGACTTTCATCCCACGGGAACACAGAAACAAATGGGACAATGCCTTTCAGCATCGAGTCGGGAATGCTTGCGCTTTCGTAAGAACGGTTTATGCCATTCTCGTTATGCACTATTTCTCCCTCCGCACCTCGCTTGTTTAGCAAATACACCGCAATTTCCAATTGCGTGGAATGATAACGAGCTGGGACATCCCGTTTGTCATGACGAAATGGATAACACTTTGCCAAAATCTTTTCTGCCGCTATGTCGAGAAAGATGAGCAGTATATTATCGTCCTTCTCACCTGTCAACGCTGATAGCCTTGACTTCATAACTTCCTTTTTCATACTACTCACCTCCTAAATTATTATTTTGCGAAATCGGCAGCGTTCGCTACATACACGCTACGGCTGTAAGCCGGAGCTGTAAACTCCGTGGAAATGCCGGTGAATTTGCCGTGATACCATTCCGGTCCGTGATCAAGACCAAGCTGACCGAAAATCTGATACTTCTCACCTGCACCCGCTTTAGAAAGCTGTTCGAGAAAGAAGTTACCCTTACCCGGGACCGGCTGATTTACAGGAGCGAGAACATCAAGATTGAGCAGAAGGGCAGTACCGGCAGGTAGACATTCTCCGAGGTACAGATATACCACACCGATCGGTGTCACAACGCTCGACAGGGAAATACCATTGATCTCACGAGCAGCCGGAATGACGGTAAGCCCGTTCTGTACCGCATCAGCGTTAACCTGAAACAGAGTGGTTGCATCGCACCACAGGCAGAGTCCCGTTGTAGGTGCATTACCTTCGTACACTTTCTTAACCATATCAGCAATAGACCACAGACCGAGAGGCTTATCTCCCATTGCCATAGTGTTAGAGGTAACAGCGGCTACAATACCGCGAGTCTTATTGATTGTGGCATCACTGGTTGCCTTGTTATAAACACCGTTGATAAAGGTGTACTCAATATCACGAGCGATCTTCTGCATCTTGGCAGCGACTTGAAAGTCAAGCTCGTTGATTGGGTTTGCAGCTTGATTTGCGATATTCACACCGGACAGCGTTCCCATATTGGACTGTTTTGCATACGACACACCGACAGATTCTTGGAAAATCTGAGTTACATTTGTCATTTGTTCACGAGTGATTACACTCGCGTCAGGAGCGGTAAGAGAAGCGTTTTCACTGATAGCGGGCTGTGCCCCACCTTCGGTTGTATAGCTCTGACCTACGATAAACTCAACATGATTAGTGTTTTTTGCTCTGCCGCCGATAATGGAAGAGAGTGGGGTGCGTGTATTACCCTTGTTAAAAAGCATTCCGGAGTAATTGAGAACTCCAAAACTTGTTGCCAAAGTATCAGCCATTGTTATTTATCTCCTTTATGAATTACTTTATTTTTCCTGCGCGGAAAGACGGGTGTAATAAGCGACTGCGCTAAAATCCCCTCTTATCTGTGCATCCTCGATCATTTTTGCGTAGTCTGTACCACCTTTGGATGAACTTCCAGCAGGGGGAGTCGAGGTCTGACCCATTAATTTCGCTCTAAAAGCCTTGTCGTGACTTTCGAGGAATTTCTTTTGATTGATAAAAACCGTAGCAGTATCACCGTTTGCCATAGCATTTGCAGTCTCATCAGCGAGATTTTCGTCATAGCCAATAGCAAGAAACTGAGCCTTATGTCCTGATACAAGTTTGTCTTTTTCCAGATCCTCTACCTTTTTACGAAGGATGTTTAACTCTTCCTCACTTTCCTGCTTATTTCGCCCCTCTTCAGAGAGAAGAGCGTTGTGCTTTCTCTTCCACTCGGCAAGATCAGAAGCAGTTTTATCGAAGACATCCTTCTTCACATACCCTGAGTAATCTGGTGCTGGAGTTTCAAAGGCTTCTAATGCCGCCACTTTCTGTTCGGCGGTCATCTGCTCGTAACCTGCTATAGTAGATACATCGATTTTTGCCATACGAATAATTTCCTTTCTGCGTTTTTATAGTGCTTCTCTGCACTGAAATTTGCGTTTTTAGCTTCTCTGCGGTTTGAGTTTGAACACTTCTCTGTGTGCTATATCAAGCGAAGTATTGTCGCATATAGCAATAAGCCACTTTCATGAAGTTTCATCTATAAACAATAAAAATAGAGCTACAAGCGTTATCTAACGCTCATAGCCCCTATCGGCTGTTTCCCTCTACCTAATTATAGAGGTCTTATTTTTCACCTTTCGTTGTATCTCGACAACGACAAGTTTGTTGTTCTCTTTCTTTATCTCTACAGCGTTACCATGTTTGAGAATTTGCATTATGAGATCAACAAGCTCAGAACTGAATAATGTTTTCTGATCTTCCACTACGGTACCCCCTATATCGACATCGGCAATTTGGGTGAGGCTTTTGCGGTAACGATTCAAGCTCGTATACCTTGCCATCTCTTGAATGACAAACGGAACAAGTCTTTTCATCTTTTTCTGCAATCCACTGTACTAAATTCTCTTCATCATCTTTAAGTGCTTGTAAAACAGCTTCGTCCGTTACCCTAACTGCATATACTCGACACATAAATGACATGGATCTTAAAGCCGCATCAATTTCCTGAGCTTTGGTAGTGCTTGCAATAAGTGATTCTATCAATCGAGCGCACTTTCTTTCCTCTTCGTGATAAAACACATACTTGCTCACAGGGTCATAAGCGCTCAACAACGCACTAACCCATTGTTCATCGAGAACTCGCAGTTGATTTCTTTTCACATTGTCAAAATAGGCTCTATTCGCTAATTTGAGAAAAGTCCTGCGAACTAATAAGTCGATTTCTTGATAGAGAAAGTTAACTTCCTGTAGAACATTCAGTTCATCAAAAGAGACCAAACTTTTCAGGCGAGAATACCGTTCAATCAGTTGCTTGTCAATATATGAAATAACCTTGTCTGTGTACTCATAGTTCATCATCCATCCTCCGAAAGCGGATCGTCCTCTTAAGCGGTTGCCTGTGCTTTCTTAGTCTCGGAAGCGGCGAACGCTTCTAGTTCTTTCTGCGCTTCCACCTTTCGATTCTCTGCGTATTCCTTACTTTGGGTGTATGCCAATTCCGGGTCGTAGAACATCCCAGAATGTTCAAACGCTAAACGAGGATGTATTTTATCATTTGAGAGCATTGTCGTAAGCACTTGCGATTTCTCTTGAATATTCTCGTAATTACGGCGAGTAAAGCGAATTTCGATAGCAGAAAGTTTTAAATCCATATTTCTCAATGTGTTGGCAATTTGAATAGCCAAACGGAGAAACTTTTTTTCGGACATTTTGAACATCAATTCGGTATCTTTCGCACGTGCTTCGGCTGCCGACCAACCATCACGCATAATCACTGCCGACCCCGTATCACTTGTAGAACTACCGCCGTTTCTATTTGGCATACCACAAATAGTAAGTACAGTTTGATACATATAGTCCACAAGCGTTTGAGTTTGAGTTTGATTTAACTCCTGCGTGAGATACGAAGCGTCTCCCTCAGCAGGAATTTTCAGTCCCCCATTTTCTCGAAGAGCCTTGTATTCTTCAGAGTCAATATCAACACCCTTTAAGATCAGTAAAGATTGAATGAATTGCTCAACACCGTCAAGACGGTTAGAGGAAACATTATTGATAGCATCGAGTAAGGGAAGTACAATTTCAAATGCGCCAAGACGAGCAGAGTTTGCAGGGTATTCAACAATTGGAATTTCGCCAAGAATATGACCTTCACTCTTAGAAATGACTCGTGGATTATAATTGCTGTCTTTGTTGAGTGTCCCCGGCTGCACTACCTCAAAATAACATCTAACGGTATAAATTGAGTAAATAACGCTTCCGTCCTCGCGAGTGACATACTTTACTCCCATCAATGGTTTATTGCCAAGACCACTGTAATACACAACGAAAGAATCACGAGGATCAAGAGTATAAATCTCAAAAGGAGCTTCGTCCTCTTCGCTGACCGGGTCGGGCAAAATCATACGGTATGCTGTACCGCAGATTGTAAACCAATCTGCCAGTTCCTTGTCTTTGGCTGCCTTATCCTCAGCAAACACGAAACTGTTTAGAGTGTTGATTGCATTGCTGTACCCATCACCACCATTGCCACGGCTCACATATTGTACCGGCTCACCCATAAGATATCCGACCTTGAACGACACAATTTCATTCGCCCTATTTTCCACAATCCTGTTGCAAATTTCAGGACGGAACTCTTTTGTTCGCTCGAGGATTGGTTGCTTGCCTTTATAGTAGTCATAGAGATACTGAATGTCGGCACGATTCATAGCGTGAATAATCATTGCTCGTTCCAGAACTTCAAGCACATTATCGGCAATGATTTCATCATAATCTGAGTAAATAACACGCCGACCGTACATTGCACGTCTCTCCATTGCAGTACTTCCTTTCTTGCTATAATTCTTCATGTAATATTGTAGCATATTCTCTTTTGCTTGTCAATATATAATACAAAAATAAACAATTGGAGAGCGTATTTTTTTAAAATATGCGTTTAAAAACCATAGCTTTCTGACAAGGGGTTCGAACCATACCAATTGCCATAGACAAACTATCTGGTGCGTCATCATGCTTGTTCTTTGCAAACATTTTATATGAAAAGACGTTCTGCATAAAGAGACTATATGGCTTACTTCTTTTGCCGGACTCTCTAAAAATCATCATCTCACGAATGTCGGGAGCTTTATCAAAGATTCGTTGGAACTTCGCTTCATCAGAGGGAGCGGCTTTTGTAGTGAGATTGATTCTCCGACCCTCTTTCTTTAATTCATCCTGTACACCATCTTTGTAGGCTTCGGTAGATTTGTTGGCTTCGATTTGCATTGCACCTACATTGTAGGTGATAACAGCTTTTGCAAGTAACGGCTGCGTAATCTTCTTGTCTCCGTTGTCGTACACGACATCATGAACATAAATATCGTCTCCATATTGAAAGCATACAGGGGATGCCACGAAGTCACCGCCGCCGAAAGCAGGGTCAACCGACATAAATATTCTATCAGGCTCTTCTTCAGGAAGTTCACCGTTATAGTATCTGAACTCTTCGGGCGAAAATAATGCGCCGTCTCGTTCTATTGGTTCTCCCATATACTGAGCGTTCCACGAAGCCATATCATTGTTTTTCTCAAATGATGCCCGTCTCATGCGGTAATACTCGGAAGAAAAGCCTACGCCGTAATCATAATCAAATTGGCTATCATCGTTTTCATCAAGAGCAGAAAGGTTAATAATCTCGTAGCGGCGATCTCGAAAATGCTCGTCATTTTCAAGCAATTCCATACGCAGACCGGCGGGGTCAATCATGGACCACCGTGTACCGCACCAAAGAATTTTTGCCTTTTCCTTTGCACGAGGAATGAGATTATTATCAACCTTACTCCAAGCGGAGACCAAACGGTCTTTATTAAGAGCTTCTTCTATACCGCCGATAAGGTCATCGGAAATCTCGAAACCGTTACAGTCACAAGCACCGTTCAGCGTTCCGTACAGAGAACGGCAAGTGAGAGAGGGATAGCGTTTTTTGCGGTCGATATTGATTGTCTCGTCCTGTGAGTTCGTCTGTACGAGCTTCGCATTGGGAAACACATCGTGCCACAGGTAAGTCACCGGGTCATTGATAATCTCCAAGACACCGTTGTAGAACGCCTTGGTAATCGTATCCGAGTAGGCAGAGTACAGATTTGAGTTCTCGCTATTCCTACCGATAATCCACGTCACGAAAAACATAAGTATCGTGGTCTTGCCGACACGAGGGGGCATAGAGACAAAAAGCTCGTCCAACTCATCGTCCACGAGTTTTTGCAAAGCATCTACCACTCGTTTCAAAACCTTGCGGCGTGGCTGATAAAACCTCTCGTTTGGTTTACGATTGATTTCGAGGTAGAGTAGGTAACTGTCGAAATAGTAAGGTGCATCAAAGAGCAAAGTACGCTTATATAACTCAAAGAACTCTTCAACATTCTCTCGATTTTTTATAGCCTGTGATACACTCATTCG